GCGTTTATGGATATCTGTAAGGCGAACGGTTTTGAGCCTATCTATTATAGTTACAAACCTTATACACTGGCTAATGTTTATGTAGATCAAATCACTGCACGCTATCCAAATAGCCTATGGATTGCAGCGTATCCAGATTATGAGGTGCGCCCAGAGCCATATTGGGGTGTGTATCCAAGCATGGAACATACACGCTGGTGGCAGTTTACATCAACCGGCTTAGCTGGTGGATTGGATAAGAACGTTGTTATCATCGATGATGGTGATAGCTTAGTAAATCAGAAAGAGGAAGAAGAAAATATGGATTATGTAGTACGTAGCGAAAGCGGAAGTCAAGGATATGTTGGTGTAGTTAATGGCCGTGTATTTGGTATCGGCTCAATGGGAACAGTAGATGCTCTACGTTCAGCGGGTGCTAAACACTTGACGTTGCCAGACGATGATTTTGACCGTTTCTTGAATAGTCAAAGCAATGACACTCAAGCAGTAGCCAAAGCGGTATCTGAAGCTAGTGCCTCAGTTGTTAAAGCGATTGAAGAACGTGCACAAGCTACGCAAGGGCAAACTGGTGTATAATTAAATAAAAGAACCACGCAAACTATAAAACGAAAAGGAGTATATCACCTCCCGACAGACCACAGTTCGGACATCATGGTGGTAGTGGTCGAAGCCTCAGCATTTTGCTGGGGCTTTTTTTATTTTTCATTTACTCAAATTGTGTTATAATATCCTTAACACTAAAAACCTTATTACGGCTTGCCTGCTGTAATTTCTTTTAGTAGTAGTGGTAAAAGGCTTGTGAGTTTGGCGACTGCTAAGCCTTTTTTTGTTGCTATAAAATGCTATAAAATGCTATAAAATACATGAAACGACAATCCCCCCTGCATCCATTATGGACAGATACGTTCTGACGCAGGGCTTTTTTTGTGGTATAATGTTATTGGTTTTGATGAATAAGTACCGCTTTCGAGCGGTTTTTTATTTGTTATAAATTTCGATTGTGTTATAATGAATATCCATCATAGGCAAAGAGCTACGAGAAAACTCGTGGCTCTTATTTTTTTGCCCCAAATTTTGCCCCAAATCTTTCGAAAATAACAGAAATAAATAAAAATAAAAACTATAAAATCCTAGTAAAAATAAGGCTTTATAGCTTTTATTTATTTCTATATTTTACATCTTTTCGTTGGCAGGGGACATTTTTAAGCCTTTAACCATGCGGTTTTAAGCTATTCTGCCCCAAATCTGCCCCAAATTTGTTTTATCTTTTCATCGTTTCGTGATTTCTGCTCTTGTAATTGGTGGGCATATACTTCCAGTGTGATGTTTAGATTTTCGTGCCCCAATACTTGCGATACAGAAATCAAGTCAATATCATGGGCTATTAAGTAACTTGCGTAAGTGTGCCTTAATGAGTGGACACGGACTTCACGCCCGACAATTTTCCGTAAAGTTTTATTGACGGCATTATTGGACAGTGAAGGCAGTAATCTACCGTCCTCGGAAGGTGGCAGTTGGTCGATAAAATTTATAAAATCATGGTCAAGCGGTATCTCTCTGATACTGCTTTTTGTTTTGGTCGGTAAGAAACCAGTGTTATTTTTGTAGTCCCATGTTTTGTTGACGGATAACATGCCAGTATCTCGGTTGATATCATCCACTGTTAAGCCTAGACATTCAGCAAAACGGATACCAGTTTTGGCTATGATATAGAGTGCTGCATAGGACGCATATTCCGGATGCTTGCCTGCCTCGTAGATCAACCGCTCATATTCCTCAACCTCTAGGAATTTCGTTTCAATATCACGACCTTTATTCTTAGCATTGATTTTGGCGAACTTGCAAAAGTTACGTTTGATATAGCCTTCGTGGACTGCCATTTCAATGCACGATTTAACATGCACGTTGAAACGTTCCACAGTGTCTTGAGCGTGAGTTTTAGCGTAGCTATTCAGCACCCGTTGGTACTGTGTGGCAGTGACGGATTTTAATTTCTTGTCACCAAAGAATAGTTCTATCTTCCGCTGGGTGTTGATGTACGCCTTGTAAGTTATCAGTGATACCGTAGGTTTCTTATAAACCTCACACCATTGCTTAAAATAAGCGTATAGAGTGATATCTTCATCAACATTAATAGTCTCTTGTAGTTTCAACTCCATCTCAGCAGCAGCCTTGATAGCTTCAGATTTAGTGCGGAAACCACCTTTTTCTTTCCGTTTATATCTACCAAGGCGGTCTTTGAAACTTATCCGATACTCCCAACCGTTTTCCCGTTTTCTGTATGATGCCATTGTTTAGTCCTCTATTATGGTATAATAAAAGGGTGGTGGTATTAATCTCACACACTCCCTTGATATAGTTTAGCCAGTCGAAAGACTGGTTTTTTTATTGGGTTAATCCATAAGCCCTTGTTGTTTAGCCCACTCAACTTGACTATCATGCCAGTTTTCGCGTGCTTGTTGGTCTGATTGTTCTCTTGCTATCTCAGGAGAATCGGAAGGCACTCCGCCATACCCCGGAGTATACCCATATTGTTCAGTCGCTTGGTCTACTTGTGATTGCGTAGGCCCTACACCGTCAATAGGTTTTTCTTGCTGATCTTGAGAAGCCTCAGTTTGCGTCTGTTCTTGTGGTTGTTGCAGTTGCTCTGAACTTGATCTGCTAGAATTTTTTGAAGTCGAAGAAGAACTATGTTTGCTTGACTTTTTGGAGTGTTTTGTTACTTTGACAGTCTTAGACTGTTTTGTTTCCTTCGGTTCCTTCCCAGACCGTGGCACAAACATTAAGCCAAGACAGAATAAAACTATAATCGTTAAGATATACCATTTGTATTTTTTTAAAAGTTTCATATCAATTCCTCATCATTTTTAGATATTCGTTTTTTACAAAAGTCTCATCACAAATCGTGGTGAGATTATATTTTTCCATGAAGTGTAAGTAATTAAAATCATCAAGATTTTCATTTTTCAACAACTCATGGATCATGTTCCTATTAGCTTGAGCTTCGTATTTTTCACGCAAACGCTCATAGTCTTTAGAATTGTGCTCTAGGTGGCTTAATTCATGCAAAATGACCTTTAAACGTATTTCTGGGGCTAAATCCTTATTGATATAAACCACCCTGTTTATGAGGTCGAGAAAGCCGTTTCGTGACCACTCGTTAGAACTAAACTCACAAAGAGACACGTTGAACTGCTCAAGCAATTCACTTTCAGTCATAGAGCCTCCATGATATTATTTGCCGAACCAGACAGGAATAGCAATACCGGCAAGAGCTACAAGGATACCAATAAACCAATAAGTGAATTCTTTTCTATTCTTGGCTTGTTCCTCAAGTTGCCTATTGGTTTGTGCTAAGAACATGTTTTCCATGCGTTGACCAAAGGTATCAAATTTAGCGTCAATCTTTTGGTCCATCATCTGGAATTTTAAGTCCAGTTCGTTTTTGGCATACATGTCGTCCAGTTTGTTTTCAATTTTTTCAATACGACGTCCTAACTGGTCAGTGCGGAGAGATAGCTCAGTCTTATCTTGATTTAAACTCTGGGCTGTTTGCTGGAGAATGCGTTGAGTGTTTTCTTCGTTCTTTTCCAATCTTTGCTCAAGCGCCTGGATATCCAGTTCACGATACAAGTCAATAGCCATTTTTCTTACCTCATCTATTTGATTTTGTAAGTCCATTATATCACTTGCATGGGGTGTTTGGGTGTTGATTCTTTTGCCGGAGTCTATAGAAGTTACCTTAGACTGTCTAGCGTTTGCGGTGTCATTTGTTTTAGGAATTTCGATATCTCGAGTATTATCCATTTATACCACCCCCGAAATAATAGTAGCAGTAAAATGTATCAGCAACCTTATCACCCTTTATCAAAGCGAACAACAGGAACAAATCCCCTTTTTCCATCAAGGTTAAATCAAAGGCAAAATCCCCGGCCGCTTTCCCGTACCCTTCATTATCAGGGGCTGAAATGCTTGACTTTGGTATATAGACGTTCGTAGCATGGAAGGGATGAGACTCTCCACTCGGAAAATTTGCAGTAACTACTAGCGTGTAGTTCGTTTCGGGTTGGATGTTGAAGAAGTCTATAGAACAATTCAGCGCCACGCCCGTCGGATAACTCGATAACTTGTTTAATGTGCTAAGTTCTTCACCGCTGTCAGCTTCAGAAAGTTTGACCCCAGCAATCTTTTCCTTAAACGGATTTGGCTTCATAGCGATACTTACCATACTATTTCTCCTTGCTGCTCATATAGCCGGCAATTATTCCGCGAATTGCCCGCTTATCGTCCTCGGTAAGAGGTTTACCGTCGAACATCATTGTATTAGCTATAATTTCATCGATATCGTGGGCATTGGTTGGTTGCGGTTCGTCCGTAACACCCCATTCAGCGAGTGTGTCCGGTGAAATCCCCAATAAGTGACAGATTTTAAAAACATTCTCAGCTTTTGCGTTCATGATACCACGTTCTAAAATAGAACGAACAGTCGTATAAGAGATGCCGCTTTCTGTCGCAAAAGCTCTAACATTTCCATATTTAGCTATAATAAGTTCTTTAATTCTTTCTTCAGCCTGCATTTTTTTGTAACCCTCATTTTTATTTCTACCTATATATTAACAC